TTTAGGTAGGTTTGTCATTTTTTAGCTTTACCTAAAGAAGTTTCAACTTTCCTGTTCTTTAAAAAGTCTTCATATCTTTTACGAGCTTGCCATCTAAGGTCATCATCTAAACCAGCTTTAGCAGCTGGGCTGTCAGCAGTATCTTCAAGGAAAGTTGTTTTTTTAGCATCTTCTACAGAACTAGAAGCTCTAAACTGTTTATCTTCATTCCTTGCAGCTTGAGCTTCAGCAAATGTTTCAACATCACCGGGTTCTTCTTTATATTCTACTTCTTTTTCTTTATTTTCTTGTTTTACGTTATTAAGCTTTTCAGAGAAATCCACTTGACTATCTGACATTATAGCTGCCTGAGCATAATCCTTAAGCTCTGTCTCTTCTAAGTCAAATGCATTTTGCATACTAAAACTAGCAGTTAATAAAGATGTTCTAAGTTGATCACTTATACTAGGATCTTCTACAAGATTCCCAAAAAATGCAACTGCTTCTTCTTTATGATTTCTTTGTCTACCTCTACCTTCAATTGGTCCTTTATTAGTTAAAGCTTGTCCAGCTTGCTCAGCTAATGGTACAATCTTTTGATTCCAACTTCGTTTTATTGATGCCATAGGTGATGCACCGAAATTCCGTACATACTTCTTACCATCCCAACGCCACTGTTTACCTGCAGAATCAGTGTAAGACTCACCCACGTATTCTTTTGCTTTTGCCATAGTTAATTAATGTGTGATAAAATTTGCTCCTCCCTATACGGTTTGTATCCAAACGTATCTCTCATCCAGTCCCGCCAATGTCTACTACCTTTCTCCTGATTACATCTCCTACACGCTGGTACCATATTCTTTGTAATTGTTTCTCCACCGTTGCATTTAGGTTTAACATGATCGAGTGTAAGTTGATTAATTTCATAATGGGTTCCACAATAAACACATGTACAATTAAAGTGCTCTTTTACAGCTCTTCTCCAGAGCTTCTTAGCGTCAGGACTTGTCATGGTTATTAGATTGTATAAGTAATGTTTAGGAGTTGGTAGTAGAGGTGTCATCCTTTGGCTTTACCTCGGTTTCTGGCTCGGTTTTTGGATTGGGCTTCGAGCTTGGTGCCCCCGCCTTGTTTATGCGAGACATCCAAGTTATCGCCATTACCATAGGTTCCTCGCCTTCTGTTTTCGGCATTTAGTGCTGTCCTTTTTCGTATTTGTAGTTTAGAACTATTGAACTTTTTTTGATAGGCATTCTTCTTTGCACGTGCCTTAGCGTGAGATCTATAGTACCTCGTGCTTGCTTTTGCCATATAATCTCCGTTGTACAAGGTCTGGGTCGATTTTGGGCATTACAGCTGCCAATTTATCCAGTGCAGTGCCTTCATAGGCAATACCACTGATGTCATTCTTAACTAGCCAATCACAGGCTGCTTTCAATTCGTGGGCGGTAGCTTCTCCACTCTTAACTCTTTTAAGGAATTCAGTAGTAACGAGGTTATGCAACTCGTTAAACTGATCTTCCGTAGCTTTTCTAGCCATTATGTACCGGGAAATAGTTGTTTCTCTATAATTTCTACAGCCTTATCATCTAAGGTATTATCAGTAGTGGAAACAAGCTTTTTTAATACATCAATTAACAATCTTTTTACTGATGTTGATGTAGCAAACTTGATAAGGATGGGCTTAATTAGTAGAATCATTTCTTCTTAGTGGGTTGTTTTTGTTTATCTTGTGCTGATAAAACAGCAATAGGCACTACATCATTACAAAGTGAGACAAAATCAGTCCCCGGTTTAAGTGTAAAACCTCTTTGCATGAATCTTGTGCAGTTATCTATGCGAACAAGCTCATAATCGAGCCGTTGTTTTTGTAATTCTTTCTCAGCAATCTTTTTACATATATCAACAGACTTCCTATCTAGTGGTACCATGAAAGACATCTGTACTCCCCAGTTATGAGTTATATTATAAGACTCAGGATCGTACGGTTTACCTTCAGTACCTAGATAGTAGGGTGAAAGGCTCATAACGGGACCGTTACAAACCACTCCACCTCCATATTGTTGCCGTGAAACTCCAGAATTATTCTGAAATTGCACAGCTTGGTTCGTTACATTACCTGTTGCAGCAGCTGAAGTCTGTGGGTTTAACACTGTATTCCCTTCTTCAGCTTTAACTGGTATTCCTGCTCCTATTGAGAGAAGACTGACAAGGAAGTAGTTAGCGAGGTTGTGTCTATTGTTCTGTTTATATCTGTTACTTCGATTACTCCTGCAGCTCTGTTCACTATTTCTAGCTGAAAGTTCTGACCGGGAATTGTTATATCGAAGTTTGTTGCGTGATCGTTGATATTCCCTGTAGGGGTTATATTGTGACCAGTCCAACTGGAATAATCGCCTCCGTATACTGTGGTTTGTATGGTTTCTACGATTTGTTGTGTAGAGTTTGTAGTACTATTCATACTACCTTGGGTGAAAGCAGGGGTGACTGTATTTGCTCTAGCTGCAGCTGGAAATAGTAGCAGCAAAAATAGTAAATACTTGTTCATTCTGGTTTCTTTTTAGCCATAGGACAATTTACTGGACCTTGTTTTTTATTGTTGCCTGTAGTAAGGCCAAAGGTCGCTAATGCTCCAGTAAAGACACTAGCAACGAACGTGATATCAGAATTACCTGACTTCTTAACCATAGGTATTTCTACATAGTTCATTGTGATTATAAAACCACTCCAAACTACAACACCTAAACGTACAAATGTACCAAGAATCTGTATTTGATGTTCTTGATCTTCTGCCGCATCCTTCAGTTTACCCAGAAGGTTCTTTGGTTTTTCCTGTGGGGTTTCCATTAAATTTCTTTTGTATTCGTTTTGCAATCTGCATAATGATAGGTTTCATTATTTTAACAGTTTGCTTAAATAACGAAGTCACAGTAAGGGTGGCTATAACGCTCACTGACGCTGTAGTTCCTGCAGTCACGAGTATTTCTTCTTTGGGAACTGGAAACGTCAGGTCAGTGAATGGTATATCTATACGTTTAACTTCAGCAGCTTCTTGCTTTGGTTTGGGTGGTTTACCTTCTTGTTTTCTTTCAAGTTCCTCTTCTAACACCTCTTCCAGATCAGCTGTGATAACACCTACAGGAGGTGCTAAGGTACTAGGAGCTACAACTATAGTCGGAAAACTAGGTATATCTGCTGTAGGCTGCTCTAATGTAGGTGTCGCTATATCTAGAGCACCCGGAATACTTAAAGCATCGGGTAGAGTTATGGAAGGAAAGAGTGGTTCATCTCCCATTAGTTAATTCTTCACCGTAATTGTTGTTGCTGAAACTGCTGTTCCTGCAAATACTTCAGGGTTAGCTTTTGATGTAGATAAAGTACCAGTTGTTGATACATAGTATTTAGATCCAGGTGTTAAGCTTGAATGTTTATCTGAAACATTACCTGCACATAAGACAGTAGCTGTTGCACCGTCTGCATAGTTAGCATCTGCAATACCTACAAATTTATCTTCTAAATCTGAAGATACAAATTGTTTGCATATTCCTTTAATATGATCATCGCTTTCATCTCTATATAGACCAATAACTCTTCCTTTGTTATAGGCTATAACTTCAATACCTCCTGGTTCATTACTATTAATACTGTTGATAGACCAACTACTGAATGCTCCACTAGATGATACGGATACGGTTGCATATTTTGTAGTATCACTAGAACCTTTATAAACAATTAATAATTTACCAGCAGCGTACCCCAAGCTAACGTCACCTGTAGCAGATTCACTAGAACTGTTGTTTAGATACTCTATAAAACTCCATGAAATAGTACCGTCAGAAGCAAAGGTTCCTTTGTACATATACATTTTATTGTTGGTATGTACACGAGCACCTAAGAACATATCTAAATCCTGAACCCATATAACGTCGTAATAATTATGTGAACCACCCATTACTTCAGGTAGTACATCGACACTTACACTTCCAGTATCACCACTAATCGAGTGCCAAGTAACACTGTCTGATCCAACTATACCTGTTCTATATCTAATGATATTAGTTGGAG